ATAAGCACACCCTCTATCTAAAAACACAGGGGGCATTTGGATTTACAGTTAATTTGAGGTTTGATTATAATGCATCAGGCACTATCCAACCCCCGGGTTTTACATTGGCTTCTGAGACTGGGACGGGCGTATGGGGGCAGTCTACATGGGGCGCATTTCTCTATTCTAAGGCTGTCAGCGACACGTTCACTAACCAAACAGTAGGGAGTGGGTTTGTTGTTGCAATACGGTATGAAGACAACTCTACTAATCCTCCATTCACTCTAGACTATGTAATCCTTGAGTATGGAACCAATGAACGAAGATAAAGGGGATAATACATGGCTGGCTACGTAAGGCAGGATGTAGGAAATAACATTGAAAATAACGAAATCGCTGATGCTACATACCTCGACCAAGAGTTTGATGCCATTCAATCAGCATTCAACAGTAGCACAGGCCACAACCACGATGGTACTACAGGAGAAGGTGCTCCAATCCTTGCAGTTGGTCCTGCCCAGGATTTTATTGCTTCTTCATCTATCTTCCGTGCTAAGACCACAGATGTATACGACTTAGGTAGTACCACATTTAAGTATAAAGACCTTTGGCTATCAGGTACAGTTAATGCCACTGGTGGTATGACTGGTCAGTTCTATGCTAATCTTGGCTCTAACTCCCTCCCTTCTTATTCGTTCACTGGTGATCCAGATACGGGTATTAGTGCTTCTGTAGCAAATACACTAGTCTTCTCCACCTCTGGTGCAGCTAGGATGAGCATCAGCCCTGCTGGTGTTGTCAACATCCCAGTGACGCTAACGGTAGGTGGTAATGCTGTAGTCACTGGTAGTGTTACAGCTAACAGCTTTAGTGGAGCCATACTAGCTACAGACATCACCTCAGGTACACTACCTTCAGGTAGGATTAGTGGTAGTTATACAGGTCTTACAGGTACAGGAGCTTTAAATGCCGGTAGCATTACTTCTGGCTTTGGTACTATTGACATTGGTAGTGACACTTTAGGTGCAGGTGCAATCACCTCTACAGGTACAATTACATCAAGCCAGAACTTTATGGGGTCAGGAGCAAATGTTGTTATTGGTCCTACAAGCGGTGGTTCAGTACAATTAAGACCATCTGGGGCTTTAGGAACCACTAATCACCTTGTAATTAGTAACACTGGGAATCACACTCTTAATGGTAATTTGGATGTTAGTGGAACCATTTCAGGCGCCCTAGCCGCTACAGAACTTACTGGCACAATTGCTAGTGCTAGACTTGTTGGTAGTTACACAGGTATTACAGCTATTGGTACGCTAACAACTCTAAATGTTGGCAACCTTGAACTGTCTGGTGGAGATGTTTATAACACCAGTGCTACTAACAGCTTTACACGTTATCGTGGTGGTACTGCCGCTTCTGCTGGTGCCAACTTCTCACTATTTGGTCCTGCTCACGCTACTAATGCTAATGAGACCATCTTTACTAGCGATAGAGTGTTGTTTAGAAACATGGCTAGTGGTACTATGATGGACCTTGACTCTACTGAGTTAGATATGGGGACCAACGTAGCGATTAACTTTGGTGGAACTGGTGCTGCTACTACTCGTACCAACCTTGGTCTAGGTACGCTAGCTACTCAGAACGAAGGTACTTCAGGCAGTCAGTTTAGAGATAATACAGCTAATGATGCGCACTATCTTATTCAAGCCTCTAACCTGTCTGATCTTACCAACTCTGTTACTGCTCGTTCTAACCTAGGACTTGGCTCTGTCGCTACACTAGACGCTGGTACTGGTGGTACTAACTTCCGTAATAACACACAGAATGATGCTCGGTTCCACAATAGTGGTACAGACACCCTAGCTGTAGGAGACCTTCCTAGTGGGTCTACTACTACAGATTGGATTCAATCTAATTATGCTGACGGGCTACATGGAGAGCTTGGAACATACGCTCTTCTCCGTACAGTAGGTAACTCAGGTGCGGTTACTCCCGGCACTTCAGTAGCTGGTAGTGGGCTATATTACGCTTCAGCTTCTGATGGTAATAACACTACAAGTCCCAGTGGTACTTGGAAGTGTATGGGCTACATTCCAGCAGGTGCTGGTAGTGCAGGTGATCGTACCACACTATTCATGAGGATAAGTTAGTGACTTGGGAAAAATTCTCTGCGGGGGCAGCGAGGGTCGGTGGGATCATAACCGCTATAATTGCTGTTGGAGGGTTTTCAACTTTTATGCTAAATAACAGAGTTATTAGAAACTATCTAAAAGAGGCTGTAGATGTTCCAGTAATGATGGGGCAGATTGGTGAATTAGATAGAGGTCAAAACGAAATCAAGGAAGAAGTACAGACTCTTAATGAAAGTTTACAAGAACTTACTAGCACCTTAGAAACTGTCCAAGGAGTTGGAGAACTTTCTACAGCCCCTGTAATTAAATTCCTTCAGGGCAGTAGTCTTACTGATGGGCGTATTGGAGCAACTGTAAGGTTTTATGTTCGTTTCATTAAAATGAGGGAATGTGGTACAGGGGAACTATCCGTTTGGTTCAGAAATGGTTCTAAATCCATTCATGGGTTTGAAGCAGTAAGTATTATTAATGAACAGGGCAAAACTATCAGAACCTCTCCCGGTAACCCTGGTGAAGTCCTTGAAGGGAATTGGACTGCTCGTATCCCCACTAACCAAGGTGTTACAGCAGGTAGGGGAGAAGCTTGGCTAGAGATTTCATACCCAGAATGCCCCCTAGTCCCCACAGAAACCTCTCCTTCAATGTTCTTTGAGATATTGGATGATGATGGTAGGCCAATAGAAAGAGAGAAAGAATGACTACGACTGAAATTCAAATGCTCCTGAAGAATAAGGGGTTTGACCCTGGTAAGACTGATGGAATTATGGGGCCTAAAACAGAACAAGCCCTTATGAACTATGCTAAGCACATGCTAGCTAGCCCTGGCTTGTGGCCTGAGAGTAACGCTCCTGTGGTCATGGATGACGAAGAAACCTCTCTCCTAGTTAAAGAGCTAGAAAGGGATGAAGGTAAAGTTCTTCATGCCTACAAAGACAGCCTAGGTTATTGGACCATTGGTATTGGTAGGCTTATTGATAAGAACAAGGGTGGAGGCATCACTGATGCTGAAGCCCACTACCTTAAGATGAATGATGTTGAGAAAGTCAGGAGACAGCTTGATAAAGAGCTTCCTTGGTGGAGAACACTAGACCCTGTTAGGCGTAGAGCTATACAGAATATGTGTTTCCAGCTTGGTATTGGTGGCCTTAAGAAGTTTACCACTTCTCTAGAGTATATTGAGAATGGTCAGTATTCAGCCGCTGCTGCTGCTCTTCGTAAGAGTTTGTGGTACAAGCAGACGCCCAACAGAGCGGAGAGAGTTGTTAAAATGATTGAAAAGGGAGTTGCACAATGACGTTTTTAGAGAAGTTAGCTACAGCTACTAAGGCTGTAATTGCTACCACAATTATTGGTATGCCCGCCCTTACTACAGGCTTACAGGCTTTGTTTGCTGCCCTAGGTGTAGGTGAAATGCCAAATGCAATGGAGCTTCAGACGGCTCTAGTTAATCTGGTGATTGCCTTTATTGGCGGTCTAGTTGTCTACCAGATGCCCAACGCTACTGCTGCGGAGGTTGTTGAAAAGGACGAAGAAGCTAATGACCCTACTCCCGAAACAGTTGAAGAAGTAGCTGCAAAAGAGCCACACGAAGACGCTTAAGGTTAAAAAATGAACAGAAAGTTTAAAGGCTTCACAGACACACAGAAAGAAGCTACAGATTCTATGGAAGGCTTCGATCAGTGGGCCAGTGGCTCACCAGACAGAGCCTCTAAGCTTTCTCGTTTTCACGAAAAGGCCCGTAAATTCATTGAAGAGCCTGTAGCAGAGATGGCTACTGGGGGAAGTGTTAAAGACTTGATTAAGAAAGCAGAAGCTAATAGACAGAAAGTAGCTACTGCTCAAGCCAACTCCCCTAAACAGACAGTAGTTGCAAAAGCCCCCTCTCCGGCGACGACAGCTACACAAACGGCTATGTCCAATCCTAATGCATTAGTAACAGAAGCTAAGGCTGTTCCTACAGCTACAGCCCCTAATCAAGCCATACCTGTTAATAGTGGTAATGCTGGTGCTGCTCAGACTGGTACAGCCGCTCCTTC